GCGAAATCTATTAATACCCGCAAACGGCGGATACCCCAACCTCTGTTGAGTCCTGTACAATAGGAATGCGATAATGCTACCAGAACCGCGCGGAAACCCAGTGGGTACATCGCAGCGGCGAGCAAGGTAAAAGAAACCGCTAGCGTTGCACTGATTGTGCACAGTGCAAAGAAACGCAGGTAACTTCTACGGACCAGCCCCTTCGAGCTTGGTCTCCATCAGCCCCTTCGAGCTTGATGGTGGGTTGTGGGAACTCATCCTCACACTAACCCGAGAACGACAACCATTTCTGGAGTCGCTTCTGCAAGAGCAGCAGCCCTTGCAATGGCTATCTCGACGCCCGTCAAACCGACCAACGTAGCGGGAAACAAGAAGGGCATCCAGCTATCCCACCAACGCGCGTGTTGCACGCCGTCTTGTTTAGGTTCGGATAAGCTGGGCCCATCCCGTCAACGCGAAGGCCGTGGGTTGTCTATCTGAATGATGTGACGACCGCGAGCATGACGCTCCGCTTTCTTCTGAATCTGGTTCACCGTGGTCTGAGGAACAGTGGGCACGTCCGTCATTGAACGACCCATCACAGTGTCCAAAGGCCAGCGGGTAAACCAGCTACCGTAGAGCGTCAAGTTGTAGCCTTGTGTAGCTGGCGGATCGGCTATGAGTATGAAAATCGTACTCATTGGCCGAGGAGCCGAAGTTGAGCCACTCCAAACAGCCCAGTGGGCTGCGTGAACGTCAAGACCAGTGGCGCCATGCCACTCGTGATAACTGTGGTATTCTGGACCATCCACCACAGTTCCAACGAACTTTTGAGGAGTCCTGAACTCAGCTGCGGACAATGCCAGTGTGTCTGGATGCGCTGCAATGGTGTCAGCAAAAGTCGTCCACTGAGCAGCCGTCATTGCTGACGGAGCTGCTGCTAAGGCGACTCGCTGATTGCAATTGAGCACATAGACTCTGCCAGCCATGGTCAATGCGCTGACTGTATTCACCAACTTGGCTGAAACCTTCATGCTGCGGCCGGAGGTCGCGCCCCCAGCCGTGTCTGCAGTCATCAACATGGGAACATCAAACGTCGTGGTTGAAGCCACGGCAGATGGTGTGAAGACTGCATAGCTTGCCAACGTCGAAGAGTTTCCAGTGTTTGTGATCGCAAAGAGTCGCTGGTATCCCGTAGTAGAATTCGTATCCATGCGGATGCAATCTGTGATGGGGAACGCTAAACCCTCGTGAGCAGACACCGGAACCACGCCCAAATCCTCAGGGTCCAGAGTGGACAACTGATGATGGGCAGGAACGATGGACAAATCAGCCAATCGGCGAGGCCGAGCTTTCACAGCCGCCATTCGGCGGCGTGGAGCGCGGCGAACTGGAGCCCGCGCTTGTAATCGGCGACGGGCAGGTGCCACTTGAGCAAGTCGTCGACGCCTCTGTGGTGGAGTTCGTCGTGGTGCTATGCGGCGAGGACGAGCCATCTCGTCCAGAACAAAGGAGCTGCAGCTGGCACAATAACCAGACGGGGCAGCAGTGCATAGGTCTTTTGCCTATGTAAAACGTGTTTTGGTGCCCAGCGTAGAAAAGCAGAATGCAGGACTTCGCATCTCTTAAGCGCCAGATGTTTCAAGTTTTGGTCTGGTTAGCTCGTAGACGGGCGTGCGCTCTCGCGCGGTCACAAGTGGCGCCGGATAACTTACTGCCTCACAATGGGCTCACGCTTCTCCATGGCTCCACCACTTGCTCTTCCGCCAGCGTACTACGCTGTCATGCATCAAGCATGAATTCCGTGCGGCCTAGCCTCCACTCTGCATGTTTATTTGGTTGTTGCAGAGCCCGCACCCGACCCGCTGAAGCTCACCAATCAAAGTCAGCTTCCTGCGCTGCTGGGACCTCCCAGCCAAACTCCTGACAGTAGCGAAAGAACTTCGCCAACTTGTCGGGGCTGTGACGCAAGGCGAAATGAAGTCCTCCAAGAACTTCTTGCGCCGGCGGCTCATCACCATGCCGACGGAACTCCAGATGGGCCATGAGCTTGTCAAAATTGTCAAACTCTGCCATCCACTTGTCCTCGGCGGCGGTCATCACCCTCCTGTAAATATGGGAGGTGAAAGAAATGCCCTCAACAGGCAACCTCGAAAAGAGGGAACCTGGCTTGGTGATCACCCCGGTCGTCGAGAGCATGCGCTCATTGACTTCGCCTGACCACACCACGTCGTCCGACATGACCGTGGCAGCGTCCGCTCCGCAAATCCTGATGGATGCATATCGAATGGAGCAGTTCTGCGCTGTCGTAGACGGAATCCCCGTGGACGTCGTGCCGTAGATCTGAAAGCTGTACAAGCCTGCCGAGATGACAATCGCATGCCGAGAATTTACGGCCGCTTGAGCATACATCAAATCCGTGGCGACACCAGTGTCGTCAAACAAAGGTCGACCAAACTCGTCAAGCGAGTTGGGGTCCCCACCAGCGGGGAAACAGCGAACTCGCCTCTGGGCATCCCAATAGATGCCATCCACTGAGACACTCAAGTCCCAGCCTGAGGCGTCTGCGCCTTGCAACGCGTGTTCAACCCCACCCCCGTTCGGAAGGTAAACCGTATCAAACGGATCACCTTGTCTGGGGACGTTGGGGCCGACATTCCAACCTGACATCGAGTCGAAGATCTTTCCAGTGAGGGCGATGCCCTCATCGTGGTGGCCAAGCCCAGAACACTGAGCCGTCAGCCTGCCAGCCTGGTAGTCGTAAATGTCGCGTTTGTTCTGCCTGCGATGCAAGCAGTCCTGGATTGCCGAGTCAACCATGCTCGACACCCAAATCAGGCGCCATCGCTTAGCCGCGGCCTTCGCAGGGGTGTGCGCTTCCGGTTTCACGAAAGCGTTCTCGGGGTCGCGCAAGCCCAACTTCAGCATGGTCTCCACTGAGTACCAGTGGATGTTGTCACCTTCCGCCATCTGCATAGCAAGACGGACTTTCGTAAGGTAACACAACTCATCCAAACCGAGCTGGCTCTTCCAGACCTCCTTCGGACCGGCCTTGAACCGGTTGCTCCACCCTGCGGACTTCGAGCCGTCGCAACTGTCGAGGAAATGTTGAATGCTTTCCTCCCAACCACGGCTCGTGAACGCTCTTGTGGGGTGCCACGTGTGCTCCAACTTCGTCATGAAGTCGTGATACCCGTAGATACTACGGCCTGACCATGCGGTCACCCCCTCGGCGTCGTCCTTCCGGTTGATCTCCCTGATCAACTCCTCCCAATTGCCTGGCTTTTGCCTCTCAAGCTGCCCTTTCAAGCTCTCCTTGACTGCAGCATAGCCACTTGGGGGGTACACCCACCCGGACAAGTCCACGCCAATGAGCGCCTTCATACGATCCACCACAGGTTGGGGGATCGAACGAATTGCTCCGTCTTCGGCACGCTGGTAATCAACCGTGTGCGTGCGCATGGCATGGATGTCTCCGTTCGCATTTCTGAAAACGGTTTCGGGCGGGGTGGCTCTGTCTTGGAACGGGCGCAAATTGCCCACGTCGCAGTAGGCATTGTACAAGCTGCACTTCTCATGCGCCCTTATGTTGCTGGAGCCAACTCCACGCAACTGCTTGAGGTAGACCCACTGATTCTCCGACTTGTCACTCATGAACCGCTCAAAAGCTTCTTGTTGAGCAGGGGTCCAAATTGGATAAGTCGGGGGTTCGATGGTCTCCTCCTTCCTGCGCGCCCAAGGGACGCTGGTGTCGTTGGGATCCTTTCTCAACCTCAAAGACCAATCGCGAATAGGCGCTGCTCGCCAATGTGTGTTTCCGCGACCAGCTCCTCGGGCAAGTCCATCGTCCCTGTCGGGAGACTGTGTGTGAACGACTTCCGGAGGGTTTGCAGCTCCAGCTGTGGGGGGGGCTGCCTGGCTACCAGACGCAGCTCCCGTGCCGCTTGCCTCTTCATCATCGTCCTCAAAGTCCTTTGCATGCTTCAGCTTGACCCAGAACCTCCCATAATCGGACGAGGTCTCCACCAAGCCTTGTGCTTGCAGCCTTTGGACTGACTTCTTTGCCATCGGGTTTCCCACCAAAATGGCGGTTCGCTCCGACGTAATGGAACCCAACGCGCAAGTGTCGACCCAACAGCCCCCTGTGAAGGGGGTCCAATCGTCGGTCTCACCCTTCCTGTACTGTGCGTACAAACTGTGGAGGGTGTCCAAGACGGCCTTGTCTCTCGCCTGCGTGTTCTCATCTGCCGTTCCTGCCAAAACTGTGGCCCCTGGATTACGATTTCGATTCGTAACCAAGTGCACCACCCTCTCGGGCTCTGGTGCTGGGACCGGCAGTGTCTCCTTGTCGAGACTCTCCCTGTTGCCAAACCATCTCCTAACAACAGGAGTCGGTGGTTTCAGCAAAATGCCGCTCTTTGCCACCTGGGGAGGGCGAACAGTAACCGTCCGCTTCTGTGCTTCCGATTCTCGATCTCGTCTTTGGTTGCGCCTGTCAAAAGGTGACAGTCGCACGCGCATTCGCGGTCCTTCTCCTGTTCCATGCACCATCTCGTCGTGTTCTTCAAGCATGAGTTCCATATCATGCTCCTCCTCTGCTGTAAGGCCAAAATGGCCCTGGCTCCTGCGTCGCATGAGCTCTTCAGCACGTTCTTGTTCCTCGTAGATGGCGTGGGCTCGAGCTTCTTCCTCCTTTTCTTTCTTGAAGGCTTGCTCCTCTTCCCACGATGCCTGCTTGTCCTCTTTCTCAGTACTCTCTGTCATACCGAGAAGATTGAAGATGAACCCGGGCCTGGCTGTGGGAACCAATCCCACCAAACGGCGCAATGCCGTCAACTGTGGCCCGCTGACTGCGTAATTGTTTTCGGCTTTTGCCCCAGCACCAGCAATGTGAACTCCCACAACAACCGGTTT